TGGCCTGGCGCGCCTGTCATGGCCACCAGCCTGGGCTGCTCTGAGCGGGCTCTAAGCAACATCATGAAGGCCATGAAGGACAACGGAATGGCCGTCCAGGGGGCCAATCGCAAGAACGGATGGGAGCTCACAGAGCAGGCAATCGACCACCTTTCGATGACCGCGGAGCTCGCGATCGAGGCGCAGGAAACGTCTAGATCGGTTGACTGAGGTGTAAACGGAAAGTGTCAACTAAGGTTGACGCGGACGACAATTCTCATCCGCACGGGGCCTTGCGGATGACATTTACAGTTGTGAAGTAGTTGGAGAAAAAAAATGTGGTGTGACAAGGACTTACGAGAAAAAAAGTCATCGGCGGGGGCCGTGCGGATGAGACCTGTTTTTGGGGGTCATCCGCACGGGGTTCTCATCCGCATCTCATCCGCAAGTCAAGCGTCTAAGTTAGTGGGCACTACGCTGGAAAGCAAGCAAATACGGGGGTTCTCATCCGTGCGGATGAGATGCGTAAGAGAATCGGGCCGGCTTCATCCGCTCATCCGCAACCCTCTAAGAGGTTGCGGATGCTGAGCGGAAGGGGGTTGCCGATGACCGAAATGCTTGGTGAGCAGGTACTAACCTTGACGGTCGATCTGCCCTGGCCTTCACCCAAACTTTCCCCCAACGCTCGCCAGCATTGGGCTACCGCAGCCAAGGCCAAGAAGGCCTACAGGGCCCGCTGCAGGGCTATCGCGACTGCGGCAGGGGTAGGGGCTGTCTTGGCCGGAAAAACGAGCCTGGCGGTCGATCTGACCTTCTTCCCGCCCGACCGCCGCGGCCGGGACATGGACAACATGCTGGCCAGCATGAAGGCAGGACTGGACGGCCTGGCCGACGCCACCGGCATCGACGACCGCCACTGGCGCCTGTCGATCGAGGTCGGCGAGCCGGTCAAGGGCGGCCAGGTTCTCGTGCGGATGAGCTGCCGATGAGGCTTCAACCCGACTGGCTGGGGGAGCTCGTGAGCATCTGCGTCAGCGACGACTGGCGCGGGGCCCAGACCGAGCTTACCTGGGGCGAGGTCAGCCCCATGTTCCGCCGCCTGCTGCCGGAGCTGGCGCAGTCCGAGGACGCAGACGGCTACAGCAGCCTCGAGGTCCGCGCCTGTCGCGCCGGCCTCGAGTGGCTGTCGGCCAACCACCCGGCCGAGTTCAGCGCCCTGTGCTGGCAGTTCTGGGACTGGAAGCGCAAGCACCTCACACGCGCCGAGAACCACGACGAGCTGCTGCAGCGCGCCGGCAAGCTATTGGCCGACTACGTTGATCGGGCTTGCGGCTGAAACATCACATTGCTTATACTCGGAGTGTGCGCTGTTGCACGCATCGGAGACGACGATGAAAGAGTTCAACCCCAACTGGCCGTTCCCTCAGTACGACGAGGATGGCCGCCAGCTTCTGCCGCCTGGATTCAACGCCAGGCCCACGCCCGCCCAGCGCGCCGCTGAGCTGATCGACAACGTCGGGGAGGCGCTGCTGTGAAGGCTCTCACCGACATCCTGCGCAAGCCTGCGCCGGCCACGATGATGGCCACCGAGCTCGACGACGCGCGCCGCGCGCTGCTTGAGGCGCAGTCTGCCCGCGACTACGCCACTGCGATGGTGGCCTACCACGAGACCCGCATCGACCGCCTGCGCGCCATGCTGGAGATTGAGGCTCATCAGGGGGGCGAGCAATGATGACGAAGTGCAACGGACCCTGCGATCAGGGCCGCAAGAACTGCCCGACGCCTGAGGCGTGCGAGCTGGCAGCGACCGATGCGGCGGAATCAGACGGCCTGGAAGCCTTTGGAATGCTGGTGGTTGCCATCGTCGTTGTGCTGGTCATCGGTCTGGTGGCCGCTTCAATCTGGAGGTTTGCATGACTGACCTACGAGCCGCCGCTCAGCACGCGCTGGAGGCGTTGGAGACGGTATTCATGCCGCACCATCCTGCAGTCATCTCCCTCCGCGCCGCGCTGGAGCAGCCGGAGCAGGAGCCGCTTTTCGTGGTTGAGGGCGGGGAGCTGCGCCCGCTGCGCCCTGCGCTGCTGAACGAGGGAGACAAGCTCTACACCCACCCGCCCCGCCGCGAGGCGAAGCAGGAGCAGCCGGGGCGGCCCAACGAATGCCACTGGTACCAAGACGGCGACGAGGACTCTGACAAATGGGCCGCGTCGTGCGGCAGGCATCGCTATTTCCAACTGAACGACGGCACCCCGACCGACAACCGAATGACGCACTGCTGCTACTGCGGCAAGCCGCTGGTGGAGGTGCCCATTGAACCGGAGAACAAACATGACTGACCTGATCACCCTTCCCCGCGCCGTGGTGCAGCAGGCGCTGGAGGCGTGGGAGCACATCAACCTGTACGGCTTTGTCTTGGCCGATTACGAAGGCCCGATGGAGCAAGCCATCACCGCCCTCCGCGCCGCGCTGGAGCAGCCGGAGCCGGTGGCGGTGGCGTGGATGTATCGTGATATCGGAGTGGTGCGATTCGCTGAGAAGTTGCCTTCTCCGGGCATGCACAGGACGGAATCCGTTGCCCTCTTCACCCACCCACCCCGTCGCGAGACGGAGCAGGAGCCGGTGGCGAACAACCCAGACCCCTATCACCTGTCGCGCATCCTGCACGAACTTGCAGGGTCAGCGTCGATGTGTTGGGATCACGTTGATCGTGCCGGTGTATTCCAATCAACGCAGGCGGCAGACGTTGTAGCTGCGGCTATTGCTGAGATTCGGCAGCGCATGAAAGACGCCCCACCCCGCCGCGAGACGGAGCCCGCGTTCGACGCCTTGGTCGCCATCAGCCTGCTGACCCACCTCGGCGGCGAAGTGGCCGACTATGAGGATGTGGTGGAGGCGGTGCGCCGCCTGCACGCCCTTAACGGGGAACTGCTGGAGGCGCTATTGGAAGAACGCCGGGTGCGCCTGATGGGCCAAGAAGACGATGTTCATTGGGAGTCACTGCGCGACATGCGGCGGGCCGCGATGGCTGCTACCGACGCCGCCATCGCACGGGCGGAGGGTAAGGTATGACCCGCGACGACATCATCCGCTGGGCGCGGCAGGCTGGCATCAAGTTGCCCGATGGCGCATTTCCAGATCAGGGGTCTTTCACGCTGCCGAACCTCATCCAATTCGCCGGCCTTGTTGCTGCCGACGAGCGCGAGGCGTGTGCTACCGCGTGCGAGGAGTTTTACAGCATTGAGTGGCTGGCCCAGCACTGTGCCGCCGCCATCCGCGCAAGAGGGAACACATGAGCATCGTCACCCACGTCGCCGTCTTCTTCGCCCGCAACCCCGAAGAAGAGCTGACAACCCACGACGTCGGCATAAAGTGGGACATGAAGCCCAACAACGTGGGCGCATCCCTGCGCTACGCCGAAGCCAAGGGCTGGGTCACGCGCACCAAGCGCGTCGACCCGACCACCCGGGCCAAGTTCCGGTGGGTCTACACCGCCGGCCCGCGCTTGCTCAAGGAGATTGGACGATGATCACGGCAAGCAACCTCTACAAGTTCCAACCGCCAAACTTCCCACGCTGCGCAGGCTCGGGCCGATCGGAGTGCGACACATGCAAGAAAAACGTCCTCAACAGTCCCGTGCATCCAAGCGCGACGCGCCAGATCTGGATCGGAAGATGGGAGCTGGAGACGCCTTGCGAGTCTCGCGTGCCGTTGCACACGCAGTCGTAAAGAGCCCCCACTTCCTCGCCCGCGCGATGGCAGCGGAATTCGCCGACCCGCTCGAGAAGGCCAAGCTCCCGCTGACCAACCGCGACCGCCAGCGCAAGCACCGGACCAACAACAGCGAGCGGGTCTTCACGCTCGACGTGGGCAGCGACGGCTACGCTGACTTGGTCTACCTCATGCAGGCGTGGGGCTTTCCCAGCCGCAGGCGCACCATGATCGTGGCCCTGAGACACCTGGCCCAGGCCACCCGGAACGGCCTCGAGCGCATCGACTTGACGAACGCTTGACCGTGCTGTATGTCCGATGTATATTCCGCCCCGGGTAAGTGTCTCCAAATCCAGCCGGCCTTGAGCCGGCTTTTTGCTTTCTGAGCCCGGGTGAGCTGAACGCGGTGACCTCGTCTCCCACCGCAGGATGCCTCCCGGGTTCAACCCCTGATGCCGTGGACAAAGCTGAATACCAACGAATCGCCGAGGAACGTGAGGCCACCAAGCACCATGTGCTGGCCATGGCCGAAGACATCTTCGAGCGCTACATGGCGGGTGAGTCCATGCGCCTGATCGCCGAGTCGATGCCGTTCAAGATCAGCAGCAATCGCCTGCGCGACATCCTGCTGAACAACCCCGACACCCGGGAGGCCTACGCCGACATCCACATCCACCGCTCGCACAGCCTCGTCGAGGCCGCGGTGGACTACGCCCGCGAGGCGGGGATGCTGGGCGATGCGGCCGGCCTGCGGGTGGCGATCGACGCCAACCTCAAGGTGGCGGCCAAGATCAACGCACGCGACTACGGCGACAAGTCCAGGGTGGAGCTGACCGGCAAGGACGGCGGGCCCGTCAAGATGGTGGCCCTCACCGACGAGCAGCTCATGGAGATCGCCTCCCGAGGCGTGGTGAAGGGGGCGGCAGGTGCTTGATCCATCGCAGGCTGCGGCTGAGCTGCTGGCGCGCAAGAGGGCGCGCGAGTCGTTCTCGCACTACTGCGCCTACCGACTGCCAGACGACATGCGCCTGGCCGAGCACCACGTCCTGCTGACCGAGGCCCTGGACAAGATCGAGAAGGGCGAGATCGACCGGCTGCTCGTGATGATGCCGCCAGGCTCTGCCAAGTCCACCTACGGCTCGGTCTACTTCCCCGAGTACTTCGCAGGCCGCAACCCGCAGCTCAGCGTCATCGCCGCTTCGCACACCGCAGAACTGGCCGAGCGCTTCGGCCGCCGGGTGCGCAACGGCGTGGACGACGAGCAGTTCCGCGCCTTGTTCCCGCAGGTGGCGCTGGCCGCCGACAGCACGGCCGCTGGCCGCTGGGGCACGAACCAAGGCGGCGAGTACACCGCGGTGGGCGTGGGCGGATCCATCACCGGCCGACGCGGCGACCTGATCGTTGTCGACGACCCGGTGCGCAGCCGAGAGGACGCCGATTCAGAGCGCGTGCGCGAGAAGACCTGGGAATGGTGGACCAACGACCTGCTGACCCGCTTGAAGCCTCATGGCCGCGTGGTGGTCATCATGACCAGATGGCACGAGGATGACCTAGCCGGGCGCCTGCTCGAGCGTGAGCCGCAGCGGTGGACCGTCATCAAGCTGCCGATGATCGCTGGCGACAACGACCTGCTGGGACGCAAGTCAGGTGACCGCCTGTGGAAGGAGTGGTTCACCGACGAGATGGTGCGCCAAGCGCAGTCCGATCCACGCTCGTGGATCTCGCTGTACCAACAGGAGCCACGCCCGGCCGAGGGTGCGGAGTTCAAGCGTTCGTGGATCGTGCGCTACAACAACGCGCCCAAGAAGATGAACAAGGTCATCCTGGTCGACCCGGCGGGTGACCCGCAGACGGCCAAAGAAGGAACCAAGCGCAAGCGCAGCGACCGCACCGTGATGTGGGTCGTGGGCCTGGCGCACGACGGCAACGCCTTCCTCGTGGACGGCATTATCGATCGGCTGACGCTGACGCAGCGCGCCGATGCGCTGTTCGCCTTGCACAAGAAGCACAAGCCGATGCAGGTGCGCTACGAGCGCTACGGCATGCAGGCCGACATCCCGCACATCCAGGCTGAGATGGAGCGCCGGCAGTACCGATTCAAGATCACCGAGGTGGCTGGTGCGGTGGAGAAGAACGCCCGCATCCGCAGGCTCATCCCGTGGTTTGAGGGCGGCCGCATGTGGCTGCCTCAGCAGCTCAACTACACTGACGTGCAGGGCAATCCGCATGACTTGGTTCAGGAGCTGCTGGAGGTCGAGTACGCCACCTTCCCGGTGGGCCGATTCGATGACGGCATGGACTGCCTGGCCCGCATCGACGAGCCTTCGCTGACTCTGCCGTGGCCGGACGAAGAGGAAGAGTGGACGGTTCCCAAGGGGACCGTGTTTGACGTGTTTGCCAGTCCAATAGATGAGATTTCGGGGTGGTGACATGAAGAAGCACGAGCCCGTCATGATTGGATTTAAGAGCTGCATGCGGTGCGGAGAGACAAAGCATGTCGCTTTGTTTCACGCGCACGGCGGCATGCGGGACGGACGCCTGAACAAGTGCGCGCAGTGCGTGAAGTTGTGCGTTGACGAGTGGCGGGAAAAGAATCCAAACGCCAGGTCGATCGAGCACCGCCGCAGTGCCGAGAAGAACGGCATCAAACCCCGCGATCAGTGGAGAAACGAAGTCGCCGCCAATGCGATCGGCAGGAAGGTGTCGTCGCTGAAGTATTCCCACAAGCGCAGTGCGCAAAAAGCCGGTATGCCGGTATGGGATGCGGAGTTCGACGACCTCGTGATGGAGGAAGCAAAGAGGCTTGCTGACTCTCGCACTGATCTCACTAGTGTCAAGTGGTCTGTCGATCACATCGTGCCAATCAATCATCGCCATGCCTGTGGGCTGCACAATGGGCACAACCTCAATGTGGCGCCTGCCGTGTGGAACAGCGCGAAGGGCAACCGGAGCATGCGCCGGTTCTTTGGCTACTAAAGGATCACGATGGACCCCAAAGACCTACCGACCGACGTTGCCTACATGGTTGGCGACGAGGTGCTGACCAAGGAAGAGTTCGACACCCGCCAGAAGGGCGAGATCGAGCGCCTGTACTCCGTCTTCGCCAAGATGCGCGACCAGTGGATTCAGGGGCGAGCCACCAATACCGACGTCGAGAAGCGCTGGCGCAAGAACGCGCAGCTCTACTTCGGCGAGCACACCAACAGCACCGGCGAGTTTGAGAACACCCTGCGCAACGGCCCGCCATCGCGCAAGGCGCAGGACGGCACCCGCTCGAGGGTCGTGATCAACATCGTGCGCCCAAAGGTCGACCAGGCCGTGGCGCGCATGTGCGAGATCCTGTTCCCCGTGGACGATCGCAACTGGGGCATCCGACCCACGCCGATGCCTGAGCTGGCCGACATGATGGGCAGCAACGCCCAGACCATCGACCCGGCCACCGGCCAGCCCACCGGCTTCACCGCCAACGAGGAGGCCAACGCGATCATGGAGGCTGCCAAGCAGGCGGCTGAGGCCATGGAGCGCTCCATCGACGACAGCCTGACCGAGTCCAAGTACAACGGCGAGAGCCGCAAGGGCATCGAGGACGCCGTTCGCCTGGGCACGATGGTGATGTACGGCCCGTTCCCGGCCCGGCAGACCAGCAAGGTCTGGTTGCCTCAGGCTGACGGCACGCAGGTGCTGCAGGTCAAAGAGTCGATCGTACCGGCCAGCATGCGCCTGGATCCTTGGGACTGCTTCTTCGACCCAAGCTGCGGCAACGACCACCAGGCCGGCCGCGGGTTCTTCATGCGTCGCATGGTCACCCGCAAGCAACTGCGCCAGCTCGTGGGCCTGCCGGGCTACGACCAAGAGGCCATCCGCGAGGTGCTGCGCACTGCACCGCAGAAGCTGCGCGTGGCCGAGGGCCGGGTCATCCGCGAGATGGTCAACGAGGACGCCTACGAAATGTGGACGTACCACGGCGAGATCGAGCCGGAAGAGATGGAGATGCTCTCCAGCCGCACGGGCGACCCGTTGACCGACGTGAACTTCGGCGTGCTCGTGATCGTCAACGACAAGGTCGTCGGCGCCATGGAGTCGTGGGTCGCAGACCGCACGCTGCCGGTGGACGTGTACTGCTGGCGCAAGGCAGACGACAGCCCCTTCGGCTACGGCCTGTCAGACGAGCTTGAGCACCAGCAGCGGGTAGTCAACAGCGCCTGGCGCCAGGTGATGGACAACGGCCGCACCTCGCTGGGCGGCCAGATCGTCATCAAGAAGGGCATGATCATTCCGCAGAACGGAAGCTACGAGATCACGCCCAACAAGGTTTGGCTGGCCAAGGACGAGCTCGACGACGTGCGTGCTGCCATGACCGTGTTCGAGTTCAACTCGCACCTGCAGGAGCTGCTGGCCATCGCGCAGGCCGCCATGCAGTTCGCCGACACCGAGTCCAGCATGCCCCAGATCATGGGCGGCGAGCAGGGCAGCGCGCCCGAGACCGTCGGCGGCATGGTCATGCTGTACAACAACGCCAACGCCGTGCTGCGTCAGCGCGTGAAGCTGTACGACGACAGCATCACCAGGCCGCACATCGGTCGGTACTACGACTGGAAGATGGCCAACGACCCGGATCCAAAGATCAAGGGCGACTACGAGATCGACGCACGCGGGTCCACTGCGCTGATCGAGCGCGACATCCAGAACCAGGCCCTGCTGAACCTGGCCAACATCACCAACAACCCGCGCTACATCCCGCACCTGCGCGAGCGCGAGGAGCTCAAGGCGATCCTCAAGGCGTTCAAGGTCAACCCCGAGGAGTTGCTCAAGCCTGAGGACCAGGTCAAGCAGGAGATGGAAGCGCAGGCTCAGCAAGGCGCGCCGCAGGACCCGCGCATTGCGGCCGCTCAGATCAAGGCCGAGGTCGACATGGCCAAGCTCGCGGACAACAAGGAGGTCCGCGCCCAGCAGGGCCAGCAGATCGAGTACAACCGCCAGCGCGAGCAGGCCGAGTACGAGATCGCGATGACAGAGGCCGGCATCGAGCGCGACCTGTCGCTGACCAAGCTCGGCCAGGACGCCCAGCTCACTCGCGAGCAGATCGCTGCGAAGGAGCGCCTCGAGGCACTGAAGATCGACAACCAGCGTCAGATCTTCAACGCCGAGGCGGCGCTGCGCGTCAACACCGGCGCCGGCATCTGAGGTATCACAATGGCAATACTGGACATCACCGAGTACCAGGAGCTGACGGCATCAGGCCGTGGGCACATGGTGCCCGCTGGCCAGGAGCCTGCCCTGCTGAATCAACAGGTCGCCATCGGCGCCTCGTCGGTCCAGTCTTCCGCTCTCTCCGACACGACTCGTTTCGTGCGTCTGCACGCCGATGTGGCATGCCGCATCGCCATCGGCGCAAGCCCCACGGCAGCCTCCACGT